TCCTGTTGTAATTAGTGAGGAGTCAATCATTGATAAATACAATGAACTTTGTCGTAATACAGAAAATCAAATATTCATACCACACTTTAGCACTTGGTTATCACAAGAAAGATATAATGACGAAGAAGTCTTTAATTTAGAAATTTTCAAAAAAAAGCATGGCATAACTGCAAACTTTTTAGAAGAAAAAGATAATTTATTATTTTTTATGCAAAAAGAACCTTGGGGTATTATTGATTATATTTATAAAAAAGATGGAACATTAATTCCTCAAAAAGAATATTATGGCAAAGAAAAAGAAGAAAAAGCAGCATCGAACTAAACCAAAAGAAATCTCACAAGCACAAGAGATTGATTATGGAGCTCAAGTATTAGTAAGGGAAAATGGCAAAATATTTAGACTACCTGATGGTGCTGAAATGGTTATTGGTAGTAAGCACATACAAAAAAAGATTAATTCAGTCCATGAGAGTTATTATGCTAGGCATCAACTAGATCCAACTGATGCTAAGAGAAATGCAACCAGGTATGTTGCCGGACAAAAACTAGAATATTTAGGCATTATTAGTAATAAAATGAAAAGCTGTACATTTAACTTTAATAGATTAGCTGGTATTCCACATGGATCTGAGTTCTTTAACATCCTTAAAATAGATTATGAGCAAGAGTTTAATGATGCTATGAAAGCAACAATACAACATCAATCTTTAATCTGGGATGTAATAATTGATAATTTGCCAGCGAGACATAAAAGAATGAACTCTTACAGAGAAGGTTTAGATATGTTGATAGACTTTTGGAAGATGTAAATATGCCTATTTGTGCCTATTTAGAATATTGAATAGATAATATAGAGTATTTTATAAGATCCATAAGTATGGGTAAAATCCATACAAATTTCAATAAATAATTAAAATGAAACTTAAAGAACAATTACAAAAATTGTCGGACTCAGATTTACTAATGACAATAATTCTAGCTGATGAAGAAGGTAAACCAATAGTATTAGTAAGGTTTGCAAACTTTGATAATGATGAACAAGCACAAGATTTTATTACAGTATTCAAACATAAGCAAAATCTAGAACAGCTAGGATATATAAACGAAACAATTCACTAATGAAAATAGAAATGTGGCCAATAGATAAACCTATTCCATATATTAGAAATGCTAGAAAAATTCCACAAGCAGCTGTTGACAAAGTTGCTGGCTCACTTAAAGAGTTTGGTTGGAGACAGCCGATAGTCGTAGATACAAATGGTGTTATCATCGTTGGTCATACAAGATTAAAAGGTGCAAAAAAATTAGGTCTAAAAGAAGTTCCTATACATATAGCTGACAAATTAAATGAGTCCCAAGTCAAAGCATATAGACTAGCTGATAATAGAACTGGTCAAGAGACTAAATGGGATGAAGAGTTACTAAGTTTAGAGTTAAAAGAACTATCAGATATTAACCTGGATATGGACTTAACTGGGTTTGATGACAAAGAAATAAACCAAATAATCAACCAATTTACTGATGAAAAAGAAGGTAATATTGGTGATGATGAAATACCTGAAAACATAAAGACTAGGACTAATCCTGGTGATTTATGGCTGCTTGGCGATCATAGATTAATATGTGGCGATGCTACAAATATTGATGATTATTCAATATTATTTAATTCTTTAAAAGCTGATATGGTTTTTACAGATCCTCCATATAATGTGAATTATAGTGGCCGAGGTAAAAATAATTTAGGTAATATTAAAAATGACAATATGTCTGATAGTCAATTTGAATTATTTTTAAATGATTCATTTGATTTAATTGACAAAAACATAAAGCCTTTATCTTCTATATATATTTGTCATGGAGACAGTAAATCTGATGCTAAAATAACTTTTGAAGTTATATTTAATAAATATTTTAAAAAATCATCAACATTAATTTGGGTTAAACAATCTGCTGGGATGGGGTGGCAAGATTATAGGGTGCAACACGAACCAATTTTATATGGGTGGAAAGAAGGAAAAGGAAAGCACTTTTTTTTTGGAGGTAGAACTAAAACTACAATATGGAATGTTAATAGAGATAGTCAAATAAAGTATAAACATCCAACTCAAAAACCATTAGCATTAATTTTAGAAGCATTAAAAAATAGCAGCAAAGAGGAAGATTTAGTACTTGATCCTTTTGGAGGCAGTGGCAGCACATTATTAGCTTGTGAAAAATTAAATAGAAAGTCATACACATTAGAATTAGATCCTAAATTTTGTGATGTGATAACACAAAGATGGGAAGATTACACAGGAAAGAAAGCAATAAAAGATCATGGAAGAAAAGAAATTAGGCAGACCAAGTAAATACAGTACAACTATAGTTAAGAACATACTTAATAGATTAGCTAAAGGTGAGGCTATAAGGAATGTTGTTAAAGAAGAAGGTATTGACTGGGAGACCTGGAGACAATGGTTAATAAAGAAACCAGGACTAGCACATGAATACGCAGTAGCTAAGCAGCATGGTATTGAATGGAGTATGTCTGATTTAGAGACTCTGGCCATGCAAACACTTAAAAGAGCTAGAGATAAACAATCAGATATGAACGAGGTTAAAGCTGTAGATACTTTAATAAAACATAAGCAATGGAAAGCTCAAAAACTATTCCCAAGAGTATATGGGGATAGACATCAACTAGATATAAGCAACGCAGATGGTAAACCATTTGAGATAGCTTGGGAGAAATAGATACATGGAACTATTGAAGAATAAATGGAGCAACTTAAACAAAAAAGGAAAGATTATTGTTTGTGTTGTTGTAGTGGTAGTTATTGTACTAATTGCACAGAATATTTAGTGAAATTAGATATAATTGTTTATAAATTTTTTGTTTTTATGTAATGTGTTGTAAGTAGAAGTGTTGAGTTTATTGTTATTAATAACAAAAAGCTCTTTATTCGCACAGAACTCCTCGTGAGAAAATTTAGGCACTACATATAGTAGGTCTTTGTTGTTCTTATAATGGTTATTATGCAACAAAAATAAAGCCTTATTTTTCAATAGTTTTAGCAGACTATAAAATAGAGCTGTTTTTACCACTACATATTGTGTTTGGTAAGTAATGCTATATATACCAGGGTTTTGTAGTATAAATCATAAAAAAACCCTTATTTATCAGCATTTTTAAGGTTTGACTACCCCCATCGAGTCTGTGTCATTGCAATAGTAAGTGATTTCAACTCAGAACAAAATTCCATAAGGCCATAATATGAAAAAAGCTAAAAAAAACACAAAAAAAATTGATGTCTTTGCCATGATGGTCAAACACATGAATGAAAAGACACCAATAAAACAAAATTCAGGTCGTGGAGTTGTCAGAGATAGTACAGTTGCACGAATACAAGATATTTACAAAGGGGATCAGAAAGATAGTGCGTGAAGTTAAAAATATTAGACCTATTTTCTGGTATAGGTGGTTTTAGTCTAGGATTAGAAGCAACAGGACACTTTGAGACTGCTGCATTCTGTGAGATTGAACCCTATTGTCAAAAGGTTTTAAAAAAACATTGGCCTGATGTTCCTATTTTTGACGACATACGCAAGTTGAAAGGAACAGATATTGGAACAGTTGACATTATTACAGGAGGCTATCCCTGTCAGCCCTTCTCCGTTGCCGGAAAACAAAAAGCTGAGCAAGATCCGAGACACCTCTGGCCAGAGTATTTTAGACTTATCCAAGAACTCAAACCAACATGGGTTATTGGAGAAAATGTTAGTGGGCATATTAAACTCGGTCTCGACTCCGTACTTGAGGACTTGGCGAGTGAAGGTTACTCCACGAGGACATTTAGTATTTCAGCTTCTAGCATCGGTGCAAACCACAAAAGAGAACGCATTTGGACTGTGGCCAACACCGACAGCAATGACAGGAGGTCAAGGAATAGCTCCGAGCCACAAGGATGGCAAACATGGATGGAACACAGGAGCAGCAGTTCAAGACAGTTTATCAACAAACCCAATTCGTATGTGGCCGACACCAACAAGGAGAGAGTATTTTCCTCCAAGATTGCCAGAGACAATGGCAAAGACAAACAGAAATCCAATGACGAACACATTAGGAGATGCAGTACAGCATTTAGAGGGAAAGTCTTACAAGGAAACTGGTCAGTTGAACCCAGAGTGGGTAGAGTGGCTCATGGGATACCCAAAAGGGTGGACCGACTTAAAACTCTCGGAAACGCAGTAGTTCCACACATACCCTTTTACATAGGTCAAGCGATTGTAGAGAGTTATCAATGAAAATAACTATTCCCTACAAACCTAGGCCACTTCAAAAAGAAATACATAAGAATTTAGCTAGGTTCTCCGTTTTGGTCTGTCATAGAAGGTTCGGAAAATCCGTCCTTACAGTCAATGAATTGATTAAGAAGTGCCTACAATGTAAGCTGCCAAGACCTCGCTATTATTATATAGCACCGACTTACAGTATGGCGAAAAGAATAGCCTGGGACTATTTAAAATATTACACATCGGTTCTACCGAAGATGGAATATCACGAAACAGAACTACGAGCTGATCTTCCTAATGGTGGAAGAATACAATTACTTGGTTGTGAGAGACCACAAACCCTTAAAGGATTGTATATGGATGGTGTGGTTCTGGATGAGGTAGCACAAATGCCTCCAAAAATGTGGACGGAAGTCATCAGACCGGCATTATCTGATCGAAAAGGATTTATGGTGGCTATTGGAACACCCCAAGGACATAATTCGTTCTTTGAACTCTATAATCATGGACTTCAAGATGAGAATTGGTACGCAAAAAGTTTTAAAGCTAGTGAAACAAACATAGTCGATGAACAAGAACTAGCAGAGGCAAAAAAGATGATGCCTCCTGAGATATACGAGGCAGAATATGAATGTAGTTTTGAAAGCTCTGCCATAGGATCTATTTACTCGCAGTCATTATCTAAAGCAGATAATGAGGGTCGTATTACAAAAGTTCCCTATGACTCTACAATTAAAGTAGATACTTATTGGGATTTAGGGATGCGAGATAAAACTGCAATATGGTTTGTGCAGCAAAAAGGCTCTGCAATCCACCTTATAGATTACTTTGAAGATAGTGGCGAAAGCCTGGAGTATTATGCTTCAATCCTCGATGAAAGAGGATATGTGTATGAC